TCCTCAATATGTTCTAGGTGAAGATTAGCACCTTCTTTTTTTGCTTCGGTTAAAAATTGTGTGAAATTCATTTTAGTATAATTTTCCAAATGGACCGAACTGACTGCCTTTTTTCTGAGCAAGAAAGCACATATCGGTTAAAAGATTATCTCTTTCTTCTTTTTTCATTTCACAAATATTGTATAAAAAATTCAACTGCATCAATTTAGAATTTGCTGTATGTGGTTCAAGTGTAAATACTTTTTGCATATTTCCAATAAACTCTTCTGCATTTTTTACACCAGTATCAACTTTTGCAGCTGCAATTGAATTGTATACTTTCTTAGCATAATCTAAAGATGTTTTGTCATTAAACTCTGCGCCAGTCATTGGATATTCTTTATGATTATTTTTAAATGGCAGTTTATAATCTTTCAATAATTTTGCTAACAAGTCAAGTGGTGTTTTACCCAATCTTGCTTTTGTTCCTGCTGATGAAGTCGGTTCAAATTTTAAGTTGTTATAACCAGATGTGCTATTTGCTTTAATTTGAAAGTCATATTTAACACCATCACCATCTACAATCACTCTAGTATCTTGTGTTGCAAACTGTGTTCCATTTTTTAAATTCAAAGGACATTTCATTGCTGATATATTGAAATTATAATTCTTCTTATCAGGAAAATCATCTTCATCTATATTGACTTCTTCATACTTTGCTTCTTTACCAGAAATTAATTTCAAAGAAACACCAACTAGTCTTCTTTGTTTATACATTGTTCTCATAAGAGCATTTAATTCTAAAAGACTGGATGCTTTACCATCTTCAATTGTCTTTTTAATATCGGCAATAACTTTCTGTTCATTTTGAACACACCAAATGTCGGCAGGATTCCAAGAATCTTTTTTAGCAATTTGAAATTTAGCTCTAACTAAGTCTGTAATGTAATCCATGAATCCACCTTCTCTTGTGAATTCTGTAAACTTAGATGCAGAAAATTCTTTGAACATAGTTTTTTGTTGTGCGTGAAACGCCTTCAACCATTCAGCATTTATTGCTGGGTAAATTTTAACCAACTCAACATACTTTTTATCCTTTACAATATCATCAGGACTATTGTATGATTGATTGTCGTTTAATACTCTACGAAATATCCATGCAGAACCAAGTTCTTGCATCCTAGTTAATTCTGCAGCTGAATAAGTTTTTGCCATTACAACTCCGTGAAATCTATGTTATTATTAAATTGCACTTCAGGTTGCAACTCAAAAAATTCTGCAATATTATGAACACCACTTTTTAGATATTCATATGCCTTTTGAAAGAGATTCATTAGATAGTTTTTAACTCTGTCGATAATGCCTGTAATGATATTCTCTGTTAGTAATGTACCATTATAATATTCTAATTCTTCTTCCAACTTCTTTACGCCTAATGCAACAACTGTCCAATATCTATACTCACCGGTTTTACCACCTTTTGTTTTGATAGATGTTGATTTAAATCTAACTGTGACACCACTCTTCGCAACAACTTTATCTAAAAATGCTTTGTTTGTTGATTTATATAAATGTGGTGCATCACCATTTGGATCACTTGATAAAACATATTCAGCATATGCTTGTGTCTTTGGTCCAAACTTAACTTCACCTGTCATTGCTTCTCTGACAAATGCTCTACGAAAATCTTCGTTCTCTGCAAATGCTTTTTGCATCAATGCTTTAACATCGTTGTTTACTTTGTTTGCATTTTTCAGAAATTTGTCTTTACCTTTTTGAATCTCACCCTCTACTTTACCTTTAGCGATTGCGCCTCTAGTAAGTGTGTCTATCTTAGACCAAATTTCTTTGAATAAATCTTGTTCAACATCAAGACCAGCTTTCTCCATTGAACGGAGAGCTGCATAGAATGTTGCTTTAGATTCGTTTGCACCACCAGACATAAGTTGAGCCGCACCCATCTTTAATGAGATTCTGTTTGTGCCAATAAGAATATCTGTCTTTGGTGTTTTTGTTGCAGGTGGAACTTTCTCTGGTAACCAAAACTTAGACCATTCTGAAGTTACTTCAACACCTTTTGTTGGTAATTTAGATGCTGATTTACCAGTAATACTTTGTGCTTTTAGATACTTAACAATTCTCTTTCCAGCATCAGGTCCAATAGTTTCAGTCTTTGGTCCAGGTTTTCCGTTCCAAGCTGCCACAATGACTTCTTCAAAGACTGCACCTTCTGTTGCATCTTCTTTTAGATAATTTTTAAATGAACCCATAAGCACTCCGTTGTGTGAATCTTATATTTATCCGAAGAAACTATCTAGGGCGCCACTATCCATGTAGTCATTTACTAGAGTAAAATCACCTTTTTTCTTACTAAAACACCAGATTGGTTCAATGTAAATCTTATGCATGAATTCATCAAGGTTTTCTACATTCTTTGGTCTTTGCATAATTCTCATACCCATCTGACCACAGAAGGTTGCACCTCTTTCAGTAAGATTATCAATCAAATCATCACTTGCATAGTATCTCTTTGTCTTAATCTTTGGATCCATGATGTTGACGAATTGATAACCATTGTCACTCAAAGAATCAAATGTCTTTTGATTTACAGGCAGATAGAAACCATCTCGCCATTCTTCATAAGTTGTATATCTTGCCCATGATTGTTCATTTGAATGTTTGCCTGTTGTGTTATACTTCTCTGTTGCAAAATAAGGCGGTGAAGTAAATGCACAATCAATCTTAGGCAGAATAGAATAATCAAAGTCTTCTGCTGGGCATCTATGAATCTCAACTCGTTTGACACCTTGAACAATGAAGTGTTTATCATCTTTTACAGTTCTTGGGCGTCCACCTAAGAATCTTTCGTAGACTAAACATTGTTCATAATACTTTTCAAATGTTTGGTCATTAGGGTCTGTGCCATAATACTCATCGGCATCTGATGAATAGAAACCGGCCAATCTATCACCCCAACCACAAGATGAATCAAATACAGTTTTTGCATTTGTAATCTGATACAAAAACTTTGCGACTTGTGGTTTAAATTGTGTCGCAATATAGGCACTCAATCTGAATGAAGAGATATAGGAACTAACTGATAGTTCTTTATTACCCAATCGCCACAATGCAAGAAATACACTTCGTAGATTATCGTTGTTGTTCCATCGGTAAATGGGAGACTTGTAACCCCATGCATCGCAATTGTATCGCAACTCTTGGTGGAAGTAATTACTCACATCATTAAATTGTGAACCCATTTGAATCACACCAATACCATGAGTAGAATATTTTCTACCATAGTCTTCAAACTTCTCCAACACTAAATCTTTCACTTCGTCATGTTGTTGAAATGTTGTTTTTAAATCAGACAAACATAAAGCCCAAAATGCTTTCTGCATATCAGGAAATGTAATGTCTCTCAACGGACAAGGTGGTTTTGTTTTGACAATGATATCAATCAAGGCTGCAACAATGGTCTCTTTATCAAATTGTGCATTGATATCAGACCATTGTTGTTCATTCAGAATTGGAACGCCATTCTGATTACGATTGTCAAGTAAATATTGATTTAGATTCATCAATAATCAAAAGAAGTTTGCATCATCAAGGTGTGTTTGCCCATTTCAAAAAGACCAACACCACCGAGTAAATCTTTGCAACAAGTTGTAATCACAACTTCACCGTCTACATCTAAAGATGAAATGGCAAATTCTACAATCTCACCACTAGCAACCATTTTACGAAAACTATCTACAATTTCAAGCAAGTCTTTTTGATACTCTTCTTGTTCAGATTTTTCTTTAGTAATTAAACTAACAATTTTATTGTCACTCATACTTTAATTCCTTCAAAGTTCTTTTTAAACTTACTCTCTCTGTTACCAAAAGTGTTTAATGGTTTATCTTCTTGTCCAGCATCTACAATATCAGCCTGTGCGGATGCTTCTGCATCATACAATCTCATCTTTGCACGGTCAATACCCAAAACAAATCTCTTATAATCATTTGGATCACCATATCGATTCTTTAACTGTTTAACAAGAATTTGATTTAATGCTTCAAGTTCTTCATTACTCACCAACGCAAACATAAAGTCTGCCGTTGCAGGCAAACCAAAAGATTCACTTGTATCTTCAAGACCAGGATCGGAAGATGAATAACCAGACCTCGTTGTTTGTGTCGCACTCACAATTGGTAAAGCATTTTCTACTGCAAGACCTCGCAACTCTTCTGCGATAGACTTGATGTATGAATAACTGTTAACATTCGCACCAGGCTTAATCCTCGCTGAACAGCAAATATTAAGATAATCAATAAAAATGATATCAGGTTTAAAGTTCTTCTTAATTGCCAAGTCATTCAACAATGCACGGAAGTGTAGAACACTAGCACTTGCAGTTGGATATTCTTTGATGATTAGTTTGCCGTGTGTCTTACTCTTCAATGCAGAAAACTTTCGTTCATAGTCTTCTTTACTAAGTGTATGCAACTCATTCAAATCTATATTTAGCAAATTTGCATCGATTCGTTCAGCAATCTTTTCTTCTGCCATCTCCATTGTGATGTAGAGAACATTGTGACCTTGTGATAGACAACCAGATGCCACATGACACATGAACAAAGATTTACCAACACCAGTACCTGCAAGAGCAATGTTTAGTGTTTTGATTGGCAGACCGCCTTTTGTAATCTTGTTAAAGAGGTCAAGGTCAAATCTAATGCGAGATTCTACTTTGTGATATGCCTCATATCGAGCATCAGAATCATTGATGTAATCGTGACCAACAGTATTGTCGAATGAAACACCAAGTGCATCACTCAATAACTGTGGGATTTCACCTTTAGATTTTTTGTGGGATTTGTTGTCGAGGATACCAACGGACTCCATGATTGCATTATAAATTGCCTTATCTTGGCAAAACTTTTCAGTCTGGTCAATTAACCATGGAGTCTCTGTTGGTTCTTCTTTTGCTTGTTTTAATTCATTAAGAAGTTCAATTGCACCTTTGACTGCATCATCGGATAAATCTTTCTTCTCGGTGAAATTAATTACAAGTGCTTCGTGTGTCGGAGGATTTTTGTAATGATTGGTAAAATCAAATACTTCTTTGAATACTACTTTCTCTGTGTTATCGGAGAAATAATCAGAGCGAATAAATGGTAATACTTTTCGTGAATATTCCTCGTTATAGATTAAGTTCTTTAGAATAGTCTGTTCTAATCTGTTCATTTGATTGTGCCGTTAATATATTTGTAAGTATGTCACCCATTATTGTATGCAATTGTTCATCGTTTGTCAAGTCATCTATGTTATGATTTCCTGGATGAACAATTGTATACCCGAATTGCAGTCTTGCTAATTCGCCCTCTTCCACAATCTTTGCTCTGTGGTAATGATATATTACATCTTCATATCCTTTTACCATCAGAGCAATTCCTGTCATTTCTCCATCATTTAAGTTGAAGAATTGATAGTCTGTGCCTTCTTTAAGCATCTTCGGTTTCTTCTGTTTCCAAAACAGGAGTTTCTCCCATAATGTTTCCATAAGCAATCCCATATTTTTGATTTACGAAATCTTTAAACTTCTCATCTTTAAGTAGAGGTTTCCAGAATTCATCAGTTTGTGTGGCATCAAAGCGAACCTTGTCACCAATCTCACCAGTTTTCTGGTCAATCTTTGCATACCAACCTGGAGAGGGTTTAGAAATAAAATTACCCTCAATCGCAATGTCGACCAAGCCAGAATACTTTTGAATACCACCATCGAAGGAGACCGAAATAGGAATCTTAGATTTTTCTTTAACATAGCGAGACTTCTCCACATTGATAATAAAATTGTAACCAGTAATTTCTGTTCCAGTCTTCTCTTGTTGGCGACCAAGAATGTAGATGTTATCTGCCGAGTAGTAAGAACCTGTTCCACCACCAACAATATCTTTCGGGAACATACCAATCTCTTTGTATGTGTGATTCACTACGACCATTGAAATATCTTTGATATTCAAGTGAGGTGTTACCATTCTAAACAAACTTTTAACTTGTTTAGCACGGCTCATATCTGCAACAGATTTACCTTCAAGTGCATCTTCTACTTCCTTCTTAGATGCTAGATTACCAATAGAGTCTAATATAATGATGAGTTTATCACCACGATTCACTTCTTGAAGCTGTTGCATAATGTCGAACTTTAACTGTTCAATGTCAGTTAATGGTGTATGTAATACTCGATCCATATCGATTTGAAATGTCTCAAAGTATTTGACAGGAGTACCAAACTCACTATCATAAAATAAAAGAACGGCATCCTTGTATTTGTCCATATACGCTTTAGCCATTAGAAGACTGAATGCCGTTTTAAAGTGTTTAGATGGACCTGCCCACATTGTGAGTCCTGGAATAATACCACCATCTAGTTTGCCACTAAGTGCAACATTAATCATTGGCACCTCTGTCGGTACCATATCTTTCTCAGTAAAGAATTTCGACTTAGATAAAATCGCACTATCTTTAATTGAAGAATTTTTCTTTAGTTTGTCAAGTAAACTCATATTAAAAGGAACCTCCATCCATTTTGGTAATTTTGTTTTTGGGAATTATTTCGTTGTCTATAAAGGATTCTACACTAATCACGGGTGCATTGTCAAGCTCTTTCTTCTTCTTTACCTTCTTTTTCAAAGGTTCAACAGGCTCTAATTCGGCAGCCTTTATCTTCTTATATGTTTGATTAGCCGCAATCAATAGCAAAACGGCAAGTGGGTCAAATACTATAATGATAGTGAATATTACTAAGCGGACAGCTTTATCTATGAAGCTTGGGTCATCTTTTGTATAGAAAATCTCGGCAATGTATTTGATTGGACCTACTTCTGCCATTAACTGATTTTCTTCTTTCAGTAATGGTAACTTTTCAGTAGATAGTTTCTTTAACTCTGCCTGTGTCTCTTGTATTTGTTTGTCTAATTTATTACTTGCGATAGATGGGTCTTTTGCTCTTGCAAGCAAATAATCCAATCTCTCTTTAGCAATCTTCTCTTGTGTCTCAATTGTTTTTAATTCAGTTGAGTTTGCACCGACTACAATGTTTGATTCAATATGTGCTCTTGAAAGATAACCAAAAATACCCATACTAGTAATTGCCATCAACAACACAATGGCAATTAAAAAATAATACTTCATCACTCTTGCAGTTTCGTTCCAGTTATTATACAACCATGATACTGTTACTAACTTAGATGCTTCAAGTATTGAACCCATAAGAATAATAGGCCAGAATGAACCTGGAAATATCTGTGCAAGACCTATGACTGAATAATAAGCTGCAACTGCTGAAAGACCAATCGCTGTAATGAACGGAAAGAAAACTTGTGTCATGGATTCCTTTTGTTATGAGGCACATCAAATACAAATGTGATTCTAACTTCATCACCTACATTTTCTGTACCATGTTGTTTCTTATTGTCAAACCACAATAAAGTTCCTGGTTCCACAATTACTTCATCATCACCACAATGATACTTATATCGACCTTGTATCGACAAATGATATCTATCTTTGGTCAAATAATATGTTCCTTGGTCTATATGTGTGCCAACAATATCACCAACAGGAAGAGAAAGAAAACCACACCGAGAATGAGCATGAAAATGTCTCTTCATAAAATTCACAATCTCGGTGTGTCTATCATATGCAGGAGTTTTAATACACAATTCTGTGTTGTATGCCATCTCTCCTGGTTTTGATATCGCACCCATTACTAACTGTAACACACCAGCTTTGATAGTGTAAACATCTTTATCTAACTGTTGTGTGCCATCAAGTTGTTTTTGATTACCCCAATCTTCTTTATATTTTTCCAATTGAGATTTAATCTTTGAAACATTGATGCCAGTTCTAATGATACGAATATCAGCCAAAGAAACTCTCCAGACTATTTTGTTTCTCTACTTCCCAACCCATACAATCTAGCACAACTTTAATTGGTTCAACAAATGCCTTACTAAAC